CCTATCGAATTTAAACTTGAGGCGTTTTAGATGTATTTAGAGTTTAAAAAATCAAAGAAAATTTTGAATATTGATAATAATGCTAAGACTGTAAAAGGCCAAAATTTTGGATATATGACAGCCATTTTTTACGGTGCGTCTGGTTCACAATCTGGATTTAATGTCTGTTCTCAAGCAAGTCCAGGATGCTTAAAATCTTGTTTATATAGTGCAGGGCATGGCGCATTTAATAACGTACAGCAAGGTCGAATAAACAAAACCAGGTGGTATATTCAAGAGAGAGAAAGCTTTTTAATTCAACTTAGAAAAGAAATAAAAGCTTTTTTAATTAAAGCTGAGAATAAAAAATTAATCCCTTGCGTAAGATTGAACGGAACTTCAGATATATTTTGGGAAACTACAGGAATATTTGAAGAATTTCCAAGCGTACAATTTTACGATTATACCAAGGTTTATAAAAGAATTTTAAAACATGTGAATGGCCAAATGCCGTCCAATTATCATCTAACTTACAGCCTAACGGAGGATAATAAAGACGAAGCTATGAACGTTTTAAAACTTGGTGGCAATATTGCTGCCGTTTTTAGATCTAATCTACCTAAAACTTTTAAGGGGTTTAAGGTTATAAATGCAGACGAGAGCGATTTAAGATTTTTAGACGGTAATAATATCATTGCCGGATTAAAAGCAAAAGGAAAAGCAAAAACGGATTATTCTGGATTTGTCTTAGAAAGTGAGGAATAAATGAAAAAGAAAAAAATAGATATTCAAGATATATTAGACGTTGCCAATATATTACAGCGTGATCAATTAACAGTTAGAGATTTATTAGAGGTTATGCAAATAAAAACAAAACGAGCTATACCTTCAAATATGACTGATGATGATTTAAATTATTGGTGGTCATCAAGTAAAGGCGTTAATATTCCAATCCTAGATATGGATTTAAACTATATGATAAATGCCTTTTCAAAATCTTTAAATTGGCGTGAAGTATACAAAGAACAAAATAAACTAAGCACAAAAGAAGTTATAGCAAGCGTCAAAAGTTTTGTTGAACATCTAGAAAGCGTCAATGATAGATAAAAAAATAATAGAAGAGCTCCGGGCTGCTAATGTGGCCCGATATACCCTGGAAATTTTTGAAAATAACGAGAGCATTGAATCTATAACCTATAAGGCACAAGCCTCAAGCAGCAAGCAAGAAGTCTCAAGCAACAAGCAAGAAGTCTCAAGCACAACACATCCAGATTTATTACCCAATCATGGACCTGAGTATTATACATCAAGGTTCAGGCGTAAAAAAGTATTGAAAAAATAAAATTTACTTGTTATTACTTCCCATATGGGATTACCAAAATTATTAACAGAACAACAAAAGAAATTTTCTGAGTTATTAGTATTTAATGAAGGTCGCATGTCACCTACAGAATGTGCGTATGAGGCAGGATATGCAGAGGGCTCATGCCATGTAAGAGCATCAGAACTAAGAAATGCAAATAAATTTCCATTGGTTGTTAGATACATAAATAACCTTAGATCTGAAATGCAAAAGAAATATGAGATTACTTATGAGAAACATATAACAGAATTAGCAAGGATCAGGCAAGAAGCTATTGAAGCAAAATCTTGGTCTGCTGCCGTTAATGCAGAGGTCGCAAGAGGTAAAGCTGCTGGATTATATATAGAACAAAAGATAATCAAGCATGGTAAATTAGAAGATCTTACAGAAAAAGAACTAGAACAAAGAATGCAAACTATTATAGAAGAAAATAAAGTACTTCTTCAAGACGGAGACTTTGAAGATATGAAAGATAAAGTTAAAAAACCTAGAACTCTCAAGCTAGTAGAGCCTTTAGAAGAAGCTACAGATTAGATATTTCTTCTTGTTGTGTTAGGGAAACGACCGTCTGTTTTAAAGCTTGTATAAGCAAACAACCAATCACTACCATACTCAGCCTTACAAAATTCTTTTATTCCGTCTGGTTCTTTCTTAGTATTAAATATATTTAATAGATATTCTTTCGATTTATTAGTTAAGTTAAACATAATCAAATGTTTATTTGAATTTAAAAAATTAAAAAGTGTTAGATTAACACAACAGATATGTCTACTTTAAATTTAAGTGCTCTATTCTTAAAACAACACCCAAAGGAATTACTTGAGATCTACCAAATAAATCATCTTGATCGAAATCATCTTTGTCTGCTGATATTGTTATTGTATTATTATCTTTCTTAATTAAATATCCTAGTGAAGATATTTGACAAGGTTTACTTTCTAATAGCTCATCTTTAGTTTGCCATGTAGATAGACTACATTCATTAGTATCTAACCAAACTACTCTAACTATATCCATTTTTTATCCTTCAAGGCACTCACATTCATCTATATCAAGCTTACATAGAGGGCAAGTATCTTCCATATTTTTACTATAAGGAATATTAAACCCCCTTCAAGTTTAAATATAAAAATAAAAAATTAGATTGCCATACGGCTAATGAGTTTGAGATTTACCAGTGCTTACCACTACTCTGGTAAGCCTTTTTGACTGTTTTAACCTTATTTATCAACCATTCTAGCCATTTACCACCATTACCGCACCCTACCCTAGTAAAAATATTTTTTTACACATAGGGGGTCTAATATTCCTTATAGGTATTCTTCTAATAATCCGGCCTCGACACACGTAAATTGAAGCTTTACGTCAATTAAATCAAGCATTTCTCCACGAACCACGCTGAAATATTGGTTACAATCTTCATAACTATCGTGAATAACCTCTGAAGCCATGCGTACACACTTCTGTTCAACGCCTTGACCTATGCAAATCCACCCTACTAAAAAAAATTTTAACAATTAATTTCTGGGAGGATATAAAATGGCCTTGTCTATCATACCACCACCCGCTTTTTTCATACTACTCATAGCATTGGTATAGATAGTTTTGACTTCTTGATCAGTCATAGCCATTAAGGACTTGAGATCTTGCTCTGATAAACCTTGCGCTAATAGATTAATCTCTTTAATCATATCAGTTTTACTTAGTTCCATGGTATTTATCTAGTCTCCTTAAAAATTCGTGCTTATAATATCTTAATTTCTCACCCTCTACAATAAATTCTTGGTAGTAGCTATCAACACTACACATCATAACAACACCTTTGTTGATCTGAGTACCATAAACATAGTCATGAGCCATAGCGTAAGCAGCTAACTGTAGAAAATAATCCTCGATCCACTCTTCTCGCTTCGGTTTGTTTGTTTGTTTGAAATCCATAATAGCGTCTTGGCCCTCGTGTATTCCCACTAAATCAGCAGAACCTGCGTAAAGACCGGGATAATGCATGACAGCCTCAATACCATAAACAGAATCTACCTTCGATAAACCTTTTCTAATAATAATATCAGCCATAACTCCTGCTCTTTTTCCGATAGAGCTCAAGTCCACATGTTTATTACCTTTGATATATTCTTCTAGAATATGATGCATTACACTACCTCTAGTGGAGGCAGAGTTCTTAATTTTCTCTGCTTCTTGTTCCCCTACTCTCTTCTTCCATTCCTTTAAAAAAGTTTTATCTTTCGTCTCACCTAGTATTGTTGTAACACTCGGAAGTTTTTCTTCACCCACAGCGTAATGCCTATGACCTAAGATAGCTTCTCGAATAGTTTTTGGATAGATGAATTTACTGTTTATCGCAATCGACATATTTTAATCTTACTCCCATTTCTTTCTGTTTCTTATTCAGTAATCTATTAATCCGACTTCCTTTTCTTTTCCCGGTCGTTCGAATAGAATTACATTTAGAGTCTATTAACTGACATCTCCCCTGGTCATCAACAACAACTAAATCAAAGGGACATTGAGGGTCAACCGATAAGGCAACCCAATATCCCTTTTTCATGTATTCAATAGCCACGGTCAACTCACCTAGAGCTCCCTTTGCGGATTTTTTAACCACGACCTTTTTCTCTTTGTTTAACTGACCAAACAATATATTCCCTTAATTCTTTTTTCGCAGCTGGAGTATATCGTAGTTCTGCGTAACTTCTTATCTTTTTTTCTATTCTAATTACACGTTGAACAATGTCTAAAAATAAATTGTCTTTTTCTTTTTGACTTAATTTAGTCCAAACCTTTAATATTTTCTCTTCTTCTGCACTTAGNTTTTCTTTTTTAAGTTGTGGCATTCTATTCTCCCATACTCGGTCCGTGAGGAATTTTTTCCCACCATTTATCGTCTTGTGTCTTTGGATCAATAAGAGGTATCTTTGTCCAATTATATCTTTCTTTTAATATCTTAATAATGTGATCGTATTTATATTTCATTCGTTACTCTCTTTCTATTTTCATTTGAAGAAATAATTCAATTAATAAAATTGAAGCTTTTAAATTTTTAACACGTTTATTTTTACAATAATTAAGAAGATCTTTTATTGACTTTATTACTTCCTCTTCTTCTAACCATATTAATTTTTTTCTATCTACTAAAGTAGTCATTCTTTACTCTCTTTCTGTCTGGATGATTGATTGTCCGATGTAGTAGGGGATGTGAGGGATGAGGCTGTTTCCGAGGGACTTAAGTCGGTCCACCCTGTTGGNTATCCCATGAGCCACTCGACCCACGTTGGGTTCAACGTCCCACCACCCTTCTTCTCTTTCACTGCCATGGTNAAACCAACTTGTTTTCCCATTGCTATTCGTCTCTGTATTGCTGGATCCGATAGGTTTCCCCGGTCCCTGTTGTCTGATGCGTTCGGAGTTGGCCACATCTTCACTGCTCCTGCTAACTTTCCNTTCTTCGCTATCTTCTCGTAGTTCGTGTTCTCTCCTGTGTCTTTCCAATCTCTCGCTGCTGGAGTTGGCCATGTCTGAATTGCCATTGTCAAAGGTGTTCCTCCCTGTGCGTACTTCTTCGTTCGATTGTTTGCTGAGTCTGTCGTTGGAGTCGGCCAAAGTCTCACTGTATCTGCTAAATTGAGACTGTGATCTTCTTTGCCGTTCGGTGATACTCTCCTGTTTTTTTCGTTCAATACCATATTCGGATGTTCTATCTCTTGTGTTGTTGGAGTTGGCAATAATCCAGACCCTTTCTCTTTTGTGGTTGGCACCGATGCTAGAAGCTGAAATACTAAACGTCCTTGCGGAGTAACCTTCACTCTCCAAGTCCTTGAGTACGGTGTCAAGACCGAGTTTAATGTGTCCACCAACGTTTTCTCCAATGACCCAAGTCGGTCGACACTCTTGGACAAGTCTAAAATACTCTGGCCAGAGATGTCTCGGATCTTGCTCACCTTTTTTGTTACCTGCAACGGAGAAAGGTTGGCAAGGGTATCCTCCTGTGATGATGTCGATGTTATTAATTCCATTTGCTTTGAGTTTTTCATATGTAAGCTCCTTTATATCTCCATAAATGGGAACATTCTCCCAATGTTTTCTTAATACTTTTTGACAAAAGGGATCGTAGTCACAGAAAGCAACAGTTTCAAATTCTCCTGTTGCCTCTAATCCTAGACTAAACCCACCAATACCACTAAATAAATCTAAGTGTTGATACATTAGTTTATGGTTCTATCGTCAATGTCTTCGTCTTCATAACCATGATCTTTTAGAAGTTTGAGTAAACGTTTTACTTCTTCGAGACTAGCCATGAGAAGTTCTTCCACTTTATCTCTTGGCATTTTACTTGTTATCTCTTTAAGTTTTTTTAGGTCTAATAGTTTTTCCATTGTTCTTCTTTCTCTGTAGTACAGTTATTTCTTTTCCTTCTAAAAGTTCTTTTGTAGCTTTACAAAAATCCTTATTTTTAATTTTTAGTTTTGTTCCACCGGGTAATTCTATTTCATTAGNTTCTTCAATGGTCCAATCTCTAAATGCGTGTGGTTTCTTTTCCATTATTTTTCCTTTCTTCTATCTTTTTTAATTCTTCAGAACTAACTTCACCTTCACTAAGACAAAACTCACATTGAAAAAAATTATTCCAATTGCTGTCTACTAATAAAAATCCATTACCCATACATACAGGGCAAATATTTTTATCGTCCTGAGAGTTTGCCATTAAGTTTTTTTGCTTTCTCGTTTGCTAACAGTTCTATTGTTTTCGATATACTAAGTTGAGTATTGTCTAATAAAGACTTACTAATTTTATTTAGCATATTATGTGTATCTATGTGAACTGATACTGATTTGTATTTATTTGTGTTCGGCATTTTTATTTCTCCTATTATATGGGATTTTATACCATGCCAAGAAGGTATTGACAAGAAAATAATTGTGAATAAGATAATAAATCTTCACCTTTATGCTCATCTGAGCTTTATTCTGAAGCCAGGTGAGCAGCTAATCTTCTAGTTCTACGTCTATTTCTAATTCTTCTTCTTTTTCTTTAAGTTTTTTAACTATTTTTTGAGCTTCTTTTTCTAATTCTTCAGGTTGATCTATAAATTGAAATAAAATTTTACCATTAATCATTTGTTCATATTGCGAATGACAATGAAAGCATTTATAAACTAATTTATCTCTGATATCTTGTTTAACTAAGGGTGTGTATTCAGAGCAAGTGTGACAAATTCCTAACACTACAATCATTTATCTTTGATATCATAAAAATAATCTCTTTGATATACATTTAAATCTTTAATGGTTTTTATGTTAGAATCATTATCACATAAT